CGGCAACCACTACAAGTTGATGATGATCCAGCCAACAGAATACATATTAGCGAACGACATGGGATGGTGTGAGGCAAATGTTGTGAAGTATATCAGCCGATGGCGCGCTAAGGGCGGCGTTGATGACTTGCGGAAGGTGGTGCATTACACTCAGATTTTGATAGAGCAAGAGCTGGAAAAAAAGACGGCTTCAAAGGACGAACCCAAGAAACCGTCTTGGTAGGTTATAGCAAGATTGCTCCGATTACATAGCCAAGCAAAAAGGCCACGATCATCGCCCCGCCTGTGAAGCGTGGCACCATTAGTTTATCAAGTTGTTTCTTGATCATTTCTTGCCCTCCATTTCTTGCAACTTATCCAGCATCTTCAGCACGTCAATCAAAACGGTTTGCTCATACTGATCCACCTCTGGATGGCAGTAAGTCTCACGCACCTTGACCAAGGTCATCCATGCGGTTAGCAGGTCGGTTCGGGTTGGTTTCATGCTCATTTGGTTCTCTCCTGTTTTTTATCCTACACATTCTCTTAAAGAAAAATAGACTTCAACTTCCCGCCCGTCACTCATTTTTTTATATAGAGCAGTGATTTGGTAATAAAGATCGATGGCGTCTTTGTGAAATTCGTTCCATTCTTGCTCCTCCCTTAATGGGTCTTTGCAATGAAAAATTAAATCAACTTGCGCGATTTTAAACTTTTCGAAATGTCGATAAGGAATATCTTCCTCTTGATGATAATAAGCTACAATGCTTATATCGTATGCCAGTGCAAATTCTCTACACTTCCCCGCTAATGTTTTAGGCATTTGTCTCTCCTCGTTATCATTGTGTTCCATGTGAAACATTTATCCCTATTTAAATGACCTATTTAAAAGGGGACTTTTATGCTGATCGGTTTTCCTTGATAATTTTTTCGATGGTTGTATGACTCACTTTTAAGATTTGGGCAATGCTTCGCATACTTTTCCCATTAGCGTGCCGCTCTAACACCCCTGCCACTAACTCAGCGCGAGTCTTATAAGGCCCAATTGCCTTTGGTCTTCCTCGGTTCATCGTATTCCCTCGCAGTTTGGTTTCAGGTTGTCGTAATCAGGCCAATACCCGAGGCAGACGTTGTATTGATACTCCTTGGACATACTGACCTCGTGGGCATAGTCCATTGACGAGATCCAAAGCACCGCCGCGATTACTGCTACGGCGATGCAAATTTTGGTCAAGCGGTTCATTGGCATTCCTCAAATACATTGGAAAGGGCTATCTGCTTGGCAAGCTCAACCTCTGAGACTTGCATATATCCAGCCAGTTGGTCGGCCATGTCAGAGCATTTTTTTGACATTGACTCGTCAGGGGCGGTGATGGCAAGCTCCAGTGCAAGCACCAGAGCCTCAAAGTTGTCGGAAAGGTCGTGGCTCATGCGCTGGCCCCTTGCTTCATGTCGTGGTATTTGCCAATAAAGGTTTGAAGGCTGCTGTCCCAAATTGTCTCAAATTCATTGGTGAAATTAATGCGCTTTTGGGCAAGTAGGTGGGATCCCTGAATTGTGTAGCGGTATTCAGTATCGCCGTGAATCTCATGTGAGGCGGTCATCTCTGCTTTTTGGTTTGCCCTAATAAAAGCGTTGATGTTGAAAATGGGCGCGTCGCCATTTAAGAAGTATTGAGCAGCACCTTCAGGGTAGCCGTCGTGATGAATGTAAGCCGTATGGGTGCCTGACCATTCGCTGATAAATTGGTAAGTTGCTCGTGTTGCCATGTGTATCTCCTTGCTGTTTTTGTTGAAGTAACTCTAGCAAATCAGACAACAATTGCAAACATTTTTTTGCTATATATAGTTGATTTATTTTGCATGGTTTGTGTTAAAATTCTTTGGTACTTTATTGACTCTACGACATGATTGAGATCACGCGGTTTGCATTATTCGGCGACAGGACATTAGGAAGGCTAAAAATTGACGACCTTGAACTCTGGACAATCGAACGCCCCTGGATCAACAACGTCCCATTTAAGTCTTGTATCCCAACAGGGCAATATAAAGTCAGACGCACAAATTCCCCAAGGTTTGGGCCAGACACATGGCAGGTTCAAGACGTTCCTGATCGGACTCATATCTTGTTCCACGTTGCTAATACTTCTGCTGATGTCGTGGGCTGCATTGGTTGTGGGATTAGTCTTTACCCTGATCTTAATGGGGTGGCTAACAGTCGCAAAGCAATGGGGAAGTTTGACAGCTATCTGGCAGGGTTGGATGAAACGGATTTGGTCATAACGACAGGCCCAATAATGTAAAACCATTCCATGAGAGGGGATGATGGCAGACTTAAAGATTGACTACATATCAGCAAGAGACCTTGTTCCATACAAGAACAATTCTCGCACCCATAGCAAAGAACAAGTGGAACAAATCAAGCGCAGCATGACTGAGTTTGGTTTCACTAACCCGATATTGATAGACGAGCACAACGGCATAATCGCAGGACATGGGCGGCTTCAAGCAGCACAAGAGCTTGGCATTAAGTTAGTGCCTACTATCCTGCTGGAAGGCTTAACAGAAGCACAGCGTAAGGCTTACGTCATTGCAGACAATAAACTGGCCTTGAATGCTGGCTGGGACTTGGATGTTTTGAGATTAGAAATTGACCTGCTTGGCTCAATGGACTTTGACTTAGATATTCTCGGTTTCGATGTTCAGGAGCTTTCGGCATTGACGGACATAGACGGAGAGTTCCCAGAGCTTGTTGACGGAGACAAAGAGCCATATCAGAAAAAGACTTTCACATTGCATGATGAGCAAGCCTCCCTGATCGATGACGCAGTTCTAAAGGCTAGGACGAACCCCTTGATAGACGAAGGGCTCAACGATAATTCAAACGGCAACGCTCTCACATTCATCTGTAGGCAATGGCTAGAAAATGCCCAGCGCTAAAGAAATCCAGGTAAAGCTGATAAAAAAGCACGCAGCCGCAGCAATAATCCAAAAGTATCATTACTCAGGGAAGGCGACGCAAAATAGTCAGTTGAATTTTGGCGTATTCATCAATGACAAGCTCGAAGGGGCTTTACAGTTTGGCCCTCCAATAGATCGCCGAAAGCTATTGCCTCTCGTAAAAGGCTCGAAATGGGGCGACATGATAGAATTGAACCGAATGGCATTTGGGCCTTTGCTGCCGAAGTTTAGCGAAAGTCGCGCAATTGCTGTCTGTATGAGAATAATCAAGAAGCAATACAGTCAAATCAAATGGGTAGTGAGCTTCGCTGATGGCACTCAATGTGGAGACGGCACGATTTATAGGGCGAGTGGATTTGTGTTAACCTCGATCAACAAGAACTCAACAATTGCTCGGCTTCCATCTGGCGAAATTGTAGCGCTTCATGGAACGTCCAAAAGAGACATGACTGGCGCAGAAAGATTGGCAGGTCATCAGTTGCGATACATAAAATTTCTGGACGAATCAGAAAAGCAAAACCTAACAGTGCCAATTATACCGTTCGCAGAGATTGACAAACGGAATGCGGGAATGTATTTAGGTGAGAAGAAATCGATCAAACAAAGGCGTGCAAAAGAGCAGGAGTTAGAGAACCCCTCTAACCTGGGCGGTGCGATTCCGACCTGCACGCTCCAATCTATTTAATTTTGTCGCATCTATAAAAGGAAAATCATGGCCACAAAAGACCCAAGAATAGACAAGCTGGGAGTCCAGGGATACAACAAGCCTAAGAAGACCCCGAAGCATCCAACCAAGTCTCACGTCGTATTGGCAAAGGAAGGAGACGAAGTAAAGACTATTCGTTTTGGTCAGCAAGGTGTCAGCGGTTCGCCGCCACGCAAAGGTGAGAGCGATGCCGACAAAGCAAGACGAGCCAGCTTTAAAGCAAGGCACGCAAAGAACATCGCCAAGGGCAAAATGTCTGCGGCTTATTGGGCGAATAAGGAGAAATGGTAATGTGGCCTAAGAAACCCAAGTTGAAAGGCAAGCCAAAACCCAAACCTAAACCCAAGCCGTATTGATATGGCAAATCCTGTAGGAAGGCCGCGATTGAATATCGACCCAGAAGAACTGAAGAAGCTGTGCCACCTCAACTGTACTGTCGAGGAGATAGCTGCATACTTCGGGTGTAATAAGAAAACAATCGAGCGCCGAATGGCTGAGGACGAGTCGTTTGCTGAGATAGTTGATAACGGTCGGTCAATGGGCAAGCTATCTGTAAGGCGGCAGCAGTTCAGGATCATGGACGGCGGCAACCCAACGATGGCGATTTGGTTGGGCAAGCAGTTGCTCGGTCAGAAAGAGCACAGCGAGATTGTGCAAGACCACCGACCCATTCACATTGAGATCGTTAGCCCATACGATGATGCAGAGGATTAGCCCAACCAAACCTCAGTTTGATTACATGCTGACCACTGAACCGTTCCCCGCGCTGGTAGCTGGGTTCGGCGCTGGTAAGACTGAGGCGGCAGTAAACAGGGCGATCATTGGCAAGCTCAGGCACCCAGAAGTGAATCGTGGCTTTTATGCTCCGACTTATGACTTGATTCGTATGATTGCCTTCCCACGGTTTGAAGAAGCACTAGAAGCGCTCAACATTCCGTACAAGTTATATAAAAGCCCGATCAACTACATTGACATAGCTGGCATGGGCAAAATCATCTTTCGGTCAATGGACTCGCCTCATCGGATTGTGGGGTATGAGCATGGCGACGCTGACATTGACGAGCTTGACACCATGAAGACCGAGGAAGCGTCTCACGCATGGCGGCAGATATTGGCAAGGAATCGTCAGAAGAAACGCGACGG